GAGATTTTCTAGAGACTTTACTCACAATCAAGAGGATGCGGCTACAAAACTTCAAGAATTTTGGAAACAAAATCCGGAAGTTGTAATCGAATCAATCGATCTAAGTTCTGCAACTGACACTTTTCCTCTTGAAATTCAGAAAAAGATTCTATTAAAATTGGGGATTCCTCAATTTGAAATTGATCTTTTTAACGAAATTTCAAGAAGTTCGTGGAAATTACCGGAACAAGCTGAACAATTTACAAAGGAAAAGACTATAAAATGGACAGTAGGTCAGCCACTAGGATTATATACTAGTTTTGCTGCATTTGCTGTATGCCATAATATAGTCGCTCATTGTGCCATGCTATCTTCGGATAGATTAGGGATTAATGAGGGTAAAAAGTTCTTCGCTATCTTAGGGGATGATATTATGATGGATCAAGAATCTGCGCAATTAATGCGTCAGATTTACAGTTCATTGGGATGTAAAATCTCAGAAAGTAAATCTATTAAATCAAATCAGCTTGCTGAATTTGGTGGTAGATTAATTTCTCATAATAGAATCTTTATTCAACCTAAATGGAAGAATATCTCAGATAGAAGTTTCATAGATTTAGCCAAGAATCTTGGTCCTAAATCTAGGGGCTTGTTTACTTATCAACAACGTAAGATTTTAGATATACTTGACCCAATATCTAAGGATATGCATCCTTGGGGATTAGGTTGGAACTCGAAAGCATTGCCTTATTCTAAGAGATTAGAATATTTCAATTCGATTAAGGACCGATTAGTAGTCGAAAAACTTACGGCTAAGACTAGTCATATCGCCCACGAACTCAATGATATAAAATTAGAATTACAGTTATTAACTGAATTTCCTATTCATATCAAGCGTTCGGAACCGAGAGACATTTCGTCAATGGAGGAAAGAATACTTGCTAATGCAAATATTCATAGAATCCACGTATCTGATGAGGTTTTACAACCAAAATCTTTTACGTTTGATCCTACGGTAGTCAAGAAGACTTCCGATCCGAGAGGTGAAAGTACTCTTAATGTAGCACAACAAAAATTCAAGGGTGTTAAGCCGTTGGATAATGATGGTGAACATAAAGATGTGCATCCTTCCTCTGATGTTGTAGATAAATCTACTGATCCACATGTTG